TGGGTCTGTTGGGGACGCGATGGGACTTGTGGGCACCGGCGACGGAGGACTGGTTGTGGGGGCTAGCTGCGTCGATGTGCTGCTGGCCTGAGGACTGCTTCCGCTCTTGCTGACTTCGGCAGCGACGACAACAGCAATGGCTCCGATGAGGGCAACGATGATGGCAACGATGATGGCTGCCTTGTCACCACTGCCGCCACCGCCACCGCCACTGCTGCCACCGCTGCCACTGCCACCTGCTCCGGCGGCTCCCCCGGTCATCGTCATGGTGGAAGGGTAGGCGAGAGCCCAAAGGCAGGCAGGCTAGTTGCCGGACTGAAGCGGACTGTGAGACTCGGCCAACTCTTGTGACAACGCAGCCCAGTTGGCACCTGGAAGCATCGGGCTTCCCTGTTCAGAGCGTTGTGTCGCTCCGTAGTTGGCATGGAGGAGGCAGCCTTGTTGGCAGGCCGGGGGCAAATGCAGGGCTCCGTGCGGCGTCCTGGAATCCCCTGGTGAACGCCTGATCCACGGCCTCCGAGCCGCGCTGCCGACCCGGACCACGCGCCGACGAACCGACCATGTCACCGGTCATACAGCCGCCCCTCTCTCGATGGATTTGTCCGCGAGCGCGTCTAGGCTCGAACACATGACCACTCCTGCGCCCGCAGAGGGCCTGTCGCTGGCTGCAGTCGCGCCCATCGTTGAATCCCGGATCCTGGTGGACACCGTTCAGATATTTCGACCCGGCCCGGAGGTGCTGGACCCCGACTCGGGCGAATACGTCCCCGGCCCGGACACGATCCTCTACGACGGGAACGGTGCCATTTTCGCCTCGGGCGGGCCGGGCCTGGTCCTGTCCCTGGAGGGACAGGCGTACGCCGACGACACCCGCAACCGCTACCGGCTACTGACGCCGCTGGCCGCGACGATGGCCTCCCGCGACGACCAGGTGCGCGTCACCGTCGCCACCCAGGACCCCGGCTTGGCCAACCGGACGTGGCGCGTCCTGGACATCTCCGACGCCAACTCGCTCGCCGTCGTCCGGACGACGTGGCTGGACGAGTCCACCCAGACCACGGACGGGAGCTGACGGTGGCCGTCGACCTGGAACAGGCGCGCATCGACCTGGAGACGCTTCTCACCGACACGGTGAAGATCTCTCGGACCGATGGTCAACCTGTCCTCGACCCGGTGACGGGCGAACCCGGCCAGACCCCCACCAGCGTGGTCTACGAAGGCCCGGGTGCGGTGCTGTCCACCCACGGCCAACTCGTATTCGGAGCCCTGCTCGGCACGGACTGGCTGTCCGAGGGCTCGGCCTGGTACCGGCTCGTCACCCCGATAGGTGCGCCGATCGCCCTCCCCGGCGACCTGGTGGAGATCACGACCGAGAGAGCGAACGGCCGGGCGGGACGCACCTGGCTGGCCGACGACGCCACGGAAGCATCCACGGTGGAAATCTGCCGCTCCACCCGACTGATGGAACGGATCACCGTCGCCTCCAGCGCGATCTGACGAGCTGGACCGGCACGCATAGCCGGGGAGGTGTCCGCGAGCGTCCGTAGGCTGATCATTATGGATGACGATCAGTTGCGCGCGGTCCGGATCACCGCCGACCAAGCCGCCGGCACTGTGCTCCTGGACGGCCGCGACATCTCCCAGAGCGTGACCGGCTACTCGTTGAGCCAGCGTGCGGGACATCACGCCGCGCTGGTCCTGCAGCTGGACCCCCGGGTGAAGGACGAGTTCGGCGGCCTGGCTCGCGTCCTGGTCGGTGTCGCTCCGGATCCGGGGCCGGCCGCCGCCGCCTTCCTGGGCGCGATCGACCCCGGCGAGTTGGAGCGGGCCGCGCTGGCGCGGCACGACCTGATGGACGGTGGCCCGCACGAGCTGACCCGGGCCATGGTGCTGCAGTTGCAGGAGTGGGCACTTGGCGGCGTCAAGGACGGCGGCTGATGGTCTCGGCGCTGAATCCTCACCCGAACGCCCACCCGCTGGCGGGCGCGTACAGCAACGGGGCGCAGATCGCCGCCGCGTTGGAGGGCCGCGCCGCCGTCGTGCTGCCATGGGGGGTCAGCGTGGTGCGGCACTACGCGATGCTGCTGGAGACCCAGATCAAGGCCAACGCCTCGGGCAGGCCGGGACCCAACGCGCCGACCGGCGACTACCGGCGGTCGTGGACCTACGAGGTCCGCGTCGCCGAGGACGGGGTGACGGCCATCGTGGGCACCAACAAGCCCCAGGCGCTGAGGCTGGAGTACGGCTTCGTCGGCGCGGACATCCTCGGGAGGGTCTACGACCAACCCCCGTACGCGCACGTCGGCCCGGCGGTGGCGACGATCGGTCCGCTGTTCGTGGCCGCGATGGGCACCGTCGCCGACGGCGACGCCCTGTGAGTGGCCGCCCCTGCGCAACGGCTGGGCTCAGCGCCGCCAGCTGACGTATCACCACCTCACCGTGGAGGCCCTCGCGCGGACGCCCGACCACTCGGTACGGGCCGACCCCACCTGTTGGGGACGGGCCTCCGTGTGCATCCTCCGGGCGGTCTCGGCCCCGGAGAGTGAGCCACCACCCATGAGCGTGTCCGGCCGCCAAGTAGCCCTGGCCGTACAGACGATGCTGCAGACCGCCACCGGCAGGTCCTGCGGCTACGGCACCGCGCCGACCACGGCATCCCTGCCGACGGGCAACACGATCCCCTACTGCGTTCTGTACGAGCTGGGGCAGACGGGCGGCCTGGGGCCCTCGTTCGGTGACGCGGACGCCGATGCCCGCGTGCTGGTTCAGGTGTCCTCGGTCGGGACCACCGCCGAGCAGGCTTCCCTGCAAGCGGACAAGGCCAGGCAGGCGTTCCTGCAGCGGGTCAGCGGCTCCGGTCAGTTCCTCAACCCGATCACGATCGCCGGCTACACCGTCATCGGCCGCGAGCTGGATCATGAAGACGGTACAAGTGTCGTGAGCAGCACCTACACTTACGTGCAGCGATTCGCCCTGACGGTTTCCACGCCCGCCAGTTGACGCACAATCGCTGACTCCTCACCGCGGAGGCCCCTCGCGGACGCCCGACCGGACGGTACGGGCCGACCCCTTGGTTCGCAGACACTGCGACCTGTTGGGGACGGGCCTCCGTCTGCCGGAGGCTGGGGTCCCCGGAGAGTGAGCACCCGAGGTGGGTACCACCCAGCAGCGTTTCATGCGCCGCGGCATCACGAAGATCTTCTTCCTCAAGACCATCGCCGACGCGGAGAACATCCCGAGCCGCACGGAGCTCGGGGCGACCAACGCGACCGACCTGTCCGGCGCGATCTCCGACATCGCGGGCTGGTCGCTCGGCAACAGCCCGATCGACACCCCCGACCTGGGGTCGAGCCTCACCACGTCCATCCCGGGTGAGGACAAGGCCGACTCCTCGACGCTGACGTTCTACGAGGACCAGGCCGGCGACACCATCGAGACCCTGCTCTCGAAGGGCTCCGAAGGATTCGTGGCGATCCTCCGCAAGGGCGACGTGCCCCAGAGCAAGTCCATGGACATCTTCCCCGTCCGCGTCGCGTCCCGCGCCCCGGCCTACTCGACCGGCAGCGACCCCGCCAAGTTCACCGTGACGTTCGCCGTCGCCGGCGAACCGACGCTCGACGCCGCCGTTCCGGCCGCCAGCTGAACCGGGGGGATGCCGCATGACTACCAACACGATCACGCCCCCGGCCGCCGCTGTGGCGAAGGACTCGCACTGGTCCAGGAAGATGGCCAGGCTGCGCGCCCGCCAGGTGCCCGAGCGGACCCTGAGCATCTGCGACGAGCAGGACGTCAAGAACGCCGTCACCGAGGCGGCGATGGCACTGGCCAAGGCCCGCGCCGGGGCGCTGGCCGAGTGCACCGAGCAGGGCATAGCCGAGGAGCAGTGCGCCTCCTTCGTGGCGTCCAACCCGCAGGTCGTCGCTGCTGAGGCAGGGCTGCGGGAGGCGGAGACGGCGCTGGACGAGGCGACGATGACGCTCACGTTCCGCGCTCTGCCGCGACCGGCGTGGGAGCAGCTTCTGAGCGAGCACGCCCCCAGTGAGGCGCAGGCCGACCTGGGCCAGGAGTACAACATCGACACCTTCCCCGCGGCGCTGATCTCCGCCTGCCACATCGAGCGCGACGCCGGCACCGAGGTCGATGGCATGACGGTCACTGACGCGCAGGAGCTGCTGGACAGCTGGTCCGATGGCGAGGCCAAGGCTCTGTTCACCTGCGCGCTGATGATCAATCAGACCATCCGTGTGGATCTGGGAAAAGGCTGATCTCCGACCCTCACCTGAGGGCGGAGCTCGAACTGTGCCACAGCTTTGGAATGCCGCACAGCCAGTTCATGGGGGCTGGTGACGGGCGGTGGACGGCTCTGGACCGCGCGAAGGCGCTGGCATGGCTGGCGTACAGCCGGGCCGTGTGCTCGGGGTGCGGCACCCGCAGCGACGAATGGCGGCCGGACCTGGGAGGAGACCGGTTCGCGTACGTGACCGAGGCGAGTACCTGTCCGGGGTGCGAGCTGCTGGAGATGGAGCGGGAGCAGGTACCGGACGGTCCGGAAGGGCGCGGGGTCAAGATCGGGCTTGTGCCCCGGAAGGACGGGTAACGCGTGTCTGGCGCCTACTCCCTGTACGTCAACCTCACCGCTACCACGACGGGCCTGACCGGCGGGTTGCGCTCGGGAGCCACCCAACTGCGGGCGTTCGACGGCCAGCTGACGCAGGTCAACCGGACGCTTCTGGAGACCGGTGATGCCGCGACGCGGCTGGCCATGCTCCAGAACTCCGCGACCGTGGACATGCTCCGCAATCAAGCCCAGATCACGGCCGCCGTCGAGCGCAGTCGTCTCGCCTGGCTGAACGCTGGGGCGGCGGCGGACAAGACCAACCGGGCCGAGGTGCTGTCGGCCCGGTTGGCCACCAAAGCGGAGACCGAGCGGGCGGCAGCTGTCACGGCCGGGGAGCAGGCGCTGCGCGCGCAGGCCCTGGCGCAGACGATGGCCGCCCGCGCCCAGGCCACCGCCGGGGCAGGTGTCCAGGCCGCCCAGGCGACCGCAGCGGCGGCAGCTGCGGCAGCGACACGTGCCGCGCAGGCGCAGGTGGCGCAGGAGGAACGGGCCGCAGCAGCGCAGGCCACCGCGACCCGGGCCGCGACGCTGGCTCAGCGTGCGGCCCTGGGGCAGCAGGTCGCCGAGACCCAGGCCACGCAGGCGAGCATGGCTCAGGCCGACGTCGAGGCAGCGGCATCGACTCGTGCCGTGTCCAACGCGGCGGCCGTCCGCCAGGCCCAGGCCGCAGCGGACGCCGAGACACGCGCCGCCACTCAGGCACGCATCGACGGATACCTGCGCACTGGCCTGGTGTTGTCGGCCGTACTCGGAGCTGGCATCGCCGAAGCCGTGTCGCTGGAGAAGCGCATGGCGAACGTCATGACGATCTCCCGGCAGATCAACGCGGGCACGGTCGGCGGCTACACCGACCAGATCGTCAAGATGTCCGAGGACGTCACCCAGAGCGCCGACCAGCTCGCCGACGGCCTCTACCAGATCGTCAGCTCCGGCTTCGACGGCGCGGACGCGATGGAGATCCTGCGGGTCTCCGCGACGGGTGCCAGCGCCGGCCTGACCACCACGGACATCGCCGCACGGGCGCTGCTCGGTGTCCTCAAGTCCTATGGCCTCGGGGCGTCTTCGGCCAGCGACGTCATGGACATCATGTTCCAGACGGTCAACAAGGGCGTGATCAGCTTCCAGGAGCTGGCTCAGCAGCTCGGGGACGTCGTC